AGGGCGAGGAGCAGGATCGCTCCGACGATGAGGACCATGAGCGCTGAGCCGGCGAACATGACGGCGGCCTTGTGGGTCTCGACCTTCACGGGGTCTCCTTCGGTAGTGGACTTTGAGGGTGACTTTGAGGGCCGCTCAAGTCGGGCGGTGGGTGTAAAGTGCGGCTCATGCGCCGATCATCGAGTTGCTGACCACCACCGCTGGAAGCACTCCCATTGGCGTGGGACACCGTTTCGAAAACGGCTGCCGGTGACACGGTTGGGGGTTCGACTCCCTCTGCTTCCGCTGGAGGGCTGGCCGAGTGGTAAGGCATCGGCTTGCTAAGCCGCAGTCGGGACTCGTCCCGCGCAGGTTCGATCCCTGCGCCCTCCGCTCAGGTCTCCTTCGGTGGGTGGTGCGGGCACCTGACCTGTGTGGCGGGTGGCCCGGCGGTGCGGTTGACGTCGTCCTCGTCGCGGCGGGCGACCCACACGGCGGACCGGTGGCCGTCCAGACACCGGCCGTCGTCGGGCGACGCTGCCACCACATGAACTCCATCACTCCACCACCCGGAACTTCCCTCGCCCGAGCGCCTTCAGCGTCGCCTCGGTCGGCCCGTTGCTCCCGAACCGTGCCCGCGTGGCACGCCCCCAGCGTCCCGTCGGGACCGTGAACCCCAGCGCCCGCTGCACTCGCCGCGTCATCACCGGATGCAGCCCGAGGACACGACGCCGGTCCCGCTCCCACGCGGCCTGCATCGCAGCGACGGACACCTCGGGGAGCAGGATCTCCGCGACAGCGGCCCGCTCGGCGGACAGCGTCAGCCCGGCCGGGTCGATCTTGCGCCCGGGCGGGGAGCAGATCGTCTTGTGGAAGTGGAGCCCGCCAGCGTCCTGCTCGAGGTGCCGCAGGATGGCGGCGGACCCGACGCGCAGGGACCGCAGCTGGATCTCCGGCCACGCCTCGCCGGTGGTGTGGTCGGTCTCGACGCCGATGCTGGTGGAGTTGTCCGGCATCCCCTTCAGCACGACCCCGGCGTGGGCGCAGCGTCCGGCGGCGAGGATGTGCCAGCGTCCCTGGCGGTCGACCCAGCACTGTGCGGCACCGGTGGCGAAGTTGCGGAGCATGAACGCGATGACGCCGGGGGAGTCGCCGGGCGCGGAGGCGTCGTGGTGCCAGACGACGGCGCGCGGGTCGAAGTCTATGGCTTCGGACAGGCCTCGGCCCGACCAGCCGGGGACCTCTGTGACGGTGATCCCGGCGGCCCGCAGGACGTCGACCAGCCAGACGGCGCGGCGGTAGGTCACAGTCAGCCTCCGTCTCGGAACACGACAACGACGAACGCCCGCCGGCCGGCACGCTCAGCACCGATGCCGACGCGCGTCCAGTCGCCCAGCAGGATCGCCCGGTGCCGCGGGGAGTCCATGAACGCGGCGAACACGGCCCGCCAGTCCTCGCCGTACCCGACAACCTCCGGGACGGTGCCCGGGGAGTGCGTCAGGTCCCCGGTGGCGGCCATGTGCTCCGCCCAGCCCTGCGCCATCTCTTGCAGGTCGCCGCGCTGCTCCAGGGAGTGCAGCGAGTGGTTGGCCCGGATCTGGTTGAGGCGGTCGCAGCGGGGCGCGTCGTCCCAGCACGGGCCGTCGGTGATGGCGGTGGCAGCGACGACGACGAGGACCGCCGACAGGACCGTGAGCAGGATCGCGTAGGCGGCGATGCGGGCGGGGACGGGGCGGAAGGTCATGGTCAGCCCCCGGTCATCGGGTGAACGCGAGGATCAGCGTCACCGCTATGGCTATGGCGGCGAGCAGCACCGACCCGACGGCGATGAGCTGCCCACTGTCGAGGCGCTGCGCGGTCTTGGCCTCGTAGGAGCCTGCCGCCTGTCCGGTCATCAGGTTCAGCCGGTTCTCTATCGACGAGGCCGCGGTGGCGCTGCGTGCCGCATTGGCGTCCACCTTCTCGACCAGCGCCTCGTGCGATGCCAGGTACTCGGCCCGCGGCAGGAACTGGCGGGCCTGGTCTGCGAGCTGCCCACGGAACTCGTTGACCGCCTCGAACCGCTTGTCGTAGGACGCCTCCGACTTGTTGACGGCCTCCTTCTGTGCGGCGAGCGCAGCCGCCACACCTTCCTTCTGCGCGTCGAACGCGGTCCGCATCGCCGTGGTCTGGGCCAGGAACGCAGCGGCGGTCTCCTTGTCGCGCGCGGCCAGCGCGTTCTCGACGGCCTTCTCCTGCGCGGCGAACCGCTGCTCGTACCTCTTGTCGAGGTCAGCGGCGATCTGCTCCAGGTGGTAGCGCAAGGAGTCGATAGTCCAGGCGCTGATGTCCTTCTCGGTCTCCCCGCTCACCCGTCCCCCTCCCGTCAGGCGGGCCCGTCGAGGCGTTCCCCGGCGAGCCGCAGCAGGTTGATGCTCTGCCGGGTCAGCCGGTCGACCTGCGTCTCGACCCGGGTCAGCCGGTCTGATGCCGTCGCCGGGGGGACGGTGTCCAGGTAGTCGAGGTCCGCGACGATCGCCGCGTCGACCCTGGCGAGCAGCGTCGCCCTCGTCGACTCCCGGGCGATGACACGCTCGGCCTGCACCAGCGGCGCGGCCTCGTCCTCCGTGTAGGGACGCTCACCGTCGGCGTCGCGGTAGGTGCGGGTCGCGTCGTCCCACTCCTGCAGGATCTGGCCCCCGGCGTAGACCCGTCGGCTCACGCCGCCTCGTACGTCAGGTCGAGGCTCAGGACGTCACCTGACGCGCAGGTCACCGCTGGGGCGATACCGAAGGCCGAGTTGCCGGACGTGTCGTGGAACAGCTGCACGGTCGTGGTGCTGGCCGTCTTGGCGGTGACGACGTAGGTCGCCGGGGCCGCGTCGAAGAACGTGCCGTGACCGACCGCGAGCAGGACCGCGCCCTGCTGCGCCGTCACCGGCAGCGACACAACGACCGCATTGCCCGCCGTCCCCGCACCTGTGATCGCCAGGTACAGGGAGACGTGGACCGTCTTGCCGATCTGCTTGTACCGGGCCACCGTCGCCGTGTGCGTCACGGTCGCGCTCTGCGTGAGTGTCGGCGCGTACGTCGTCCACGCCGAGGCTGTGGAGTTGAGCTCGAGGAGCTGGTCTCGGACGTGGGTGTTCATCAACGCGGCCGTGACTACCTCGCCGGCTACCCAGGTTCGGGGGGAAGTCCAGGCCATGTGTCGTGTCCCCTCTCAGAACGCGAGCGCGTTGTCGTCGAGCGTGCCGAGCATCGAGTTGTCCAGGGTGAAGAACGCCCAGTGCGACGCGGACTGCAACGTCCAGGTGGTGCGCCACTCGTTCGGCCCCGACACCTCGTGGGCGATGCCGACGATGAACCCGTCCCGGCTGAACGAGCCACCGCCGGGCGGGCTGCGGGTCAGCGTGATCCGGTCCCCGACCTCACGGCCCAGCATGTGCGGGAACAGGGCGTCCGGGTCGTCATGCCCCGCCACCGTCATCGACGTGAACCGCAGCTCCGGGTCCTTCGTCTGGTACAGCACGAACCCGGCGTACGAGGCGGCCTCGTCGTCGGTCTGAAGGATCAGGTCGGTCCGATCGAACGTGTGGATCAGGTACTGCTCCTGACTCGTCAGGTCCGCGGCGGTCTGCTGTGTGCCGCCCACATTGGAGACGCGGACGAGGTTGTTGAGCGCCGTGTCGTCGTAGGTGGTGTTCGCGGCCACGAACGGGATCTGCCCGGCGGCGTCACCGAACGTGCCTTGGGACACCGCCGACTTCGTGTCCGTCAGCGGTGCCCGGCGGCTGCGGAACACGACGTACCCGCGGCTGTCGACGAAGAGCTGCCCGATCTCCGAGTCCTGGACCTTCAGCAGCTCCTCCCACCCGGAGCGGTCCATCGTGGTGCCCTGCAACGTTGAGTTCCCGGCGTCGATGTCGCGCAGCCCCAGCGGCCAGGCCACCGAGTCGAGGACCCGGTGGACCCTGGCCCCGGACAGCTCGCCCGCACCGACCGGGGAACCGAGCGCAACGCGGTCGTGGTTCGACAGGACCTTTGTGGCGTCGGTCGCGGTCAGGGTGCACGTCGAGTAGGCCGGCTCGTCGTAGGAGATGTCCCACTCGTCGGCGTACCCGGTGAAGATCGGGAACGCGGTCCCGGCGTAGGCGGCGGTGACCCGGATCTGCCGCATCGGCGTCACCTGCGTGATCCCGGCCGCCACGTACGGGCCGGCCAGGTTCGTCGGGTCGAAACGCCGGTCCGAGTTGTCCAGCATCAGCGTCATGGTCCCGGCCTCGAAGCGCAGCACCGGGCCCTCCGCGCGGGACGCCCCGCGGCGGGTCGACAGCGACCGGGCGTAGGCCGTAATGTCCGTCCACACCTCGTTGGACAGGGTCGCCGTGTCGAGCAGACCCTTGATCGCGTCGTCGAGGATGAACGTCTGCGTCGTGCCGACCGTGAACGCCGCTTCGATGGTGAGCGTCGGGTAGGTGGCCATCAGTTCGCCGCTACGTCACGCAGCTTGCCGTTCTTCTTGATGTAGCGGCGGATCGCCGCGACGACCTTGTCCGGGTCGGTGGCGTCGTTGATGACGAACCGGATCTCCCGAGGGTTGTTGCGCAGGTCGTCGCGGATCTCCTTCAGTGTGTCGAGAGTGCCCTGCACCCTGGCGATGTCCGCCGGGATGCTCGTCGTGGACAGCACCGTCGCCCCGACCTGTGCGGCCATCTTCTGCGCAAGCGCGAAGTCACGGTTGATCGACCCGGCGGCCCCCGGGTCAAGCGCCGCGAGGGACTGCACCACGGCCAGGTTGCCGGTGCCCACCGCCTGGGCCACGATCCGCGGGTCCAGACCGTTCGCCACTCCCTGCGACACCGCGCCGGCGAATGCCTGCGACTTGGCAGCGAAGTCAGCGAACTGGGCGACCGGGCTCGCTGTGGTGGACACTTCGTTGCCCTCGGCGTCGGTCGAGGTGGTGGTCGCACCGATGCCGCCCCAGTCGAACATGCCACGCACCGCGTCACGGGCACCGGAACGGATTCCCTTTGCCTCGCCCCGCAGCTCCGACAGCTTCCCCTTCACCTTCTCGATCAGGTCCGCCGCGCCCGCCAGCGCCAGCTCCGTGCCTTCCTTCATGCCGAGTGCGAGACCAGCGAGGATGTCATGACCGAGATCGATGGTCATCTTCGCCGGGGAGTTGGCCCCCGCAGTGGCGCGCATGATGGCGTTGACCTTGTTGACGGTCTGCCGGGCCTGCTCGACCGCCATACCGGAGGAGCCGGCGATGCCCGCGGCCATGCCCTCACCGATAGCGCCACCGAGGGAGTCGCTGGCCTTGTACGCCACGCCCTCAAGCTCTTGCAGCTTCCCGCGTACCGTGGCCTTGAACACGTCGATCTTGTCCGCCGCACCACGGAGCTTCCCGGCGAGCGAGTCCATCCCGAGCGCGTCGGCCAGGCGGGCCATCGCACGGGCAGTCCCGGCGACCATGTCCAGGAACACGTCGGAGAAGTTGACGATGGCTGTGCTAGCGAGCCGGGCGAAGGTCCGCACCGCGAAGGTCGACGCCTCGAACGCGAAGGTCAGAACCGCGACGTTGGCCGCCGCGACCTTGAGCTGGGAGCCGATGAGGGGACCGATGAGTCCGAGCATGTCGGTGATGGACGTGCCGAAGTCCTTGGGCTTCGTCTTGCCGGAGTCGAACGAGTCACTCACCGTCTTGATGGCGTCGCGCAGACTGCCCAGCGCGCTGACCGCCGGCGGGATCACGTCGTCCCCGAACCTTTGCAGCGCAGGTGTCAAGTCGTCGCGTATCCACTTCACAAAGGACTGGATCTTCGGGACGACCTCGTCACGGATGAACTCGCCCAATGCCTGAAGCTTCGGGGTGACCACGTCAATAGCGCCTGGCAGTTTCTCGGCCAGCCACGTCGAGGCACGGTCGATGTGGGGCAGCAGGGCGGTGCCGACCTTCTCGGCCAGGTTGCCGACGGTGACCCGCAACTTGTCCATGCCGGTCGCCGTCGCGGCGGCAGCGCCGCCGACCTGGGACTCAACCTCTTTCATGATGAGCTTCTGCGCGCCGAGGAGGTCCCCGGCCTCGACCATCGCCTTGATCTGGTCCTTCTGCCCGGCGGTGAACGTCACGCCGGCACGGCTTAGCGCGGTGATGCCCGCGATGGGATCGTTGAGCGCCTTGCCCAGCATCTTCGACGCGGACTCGACCGAGCCAAACCCGGCAGCGGACAGGTCCAGCGCTGCCGCCGTGGCGTCGGAAAAGACCTTGTTGCCTTTGCCGACCTCGTCTCGAACATTCTTGAACGTCAGTAGCAGATTCGACCCGGTCTGAATCAGCTCGTCGTCGATGCCGGTCTTGACGCTCAAGGCGGTCGACAACTTGGCAACATCGAGCGCGCTGACCTTCGCCGCGCCACCCGTGGACTTGATGATCGCCTCGGTGAGCTTGCCGACCCGCTCGGATTCACGGGCCTCGCCGACGAACTTGCCCAGAGCCACGACGCCGACGCCGACGCCCGCGGCGAGCCCGACGGCGGCGACCCGGCCGACTGCCAGCATCCCTCGGCTGACGCGCTTGAACGTCGACCCGAGGTTGTCCGAGGACCGGCCGATCTTCTGGAACACCCTGGATGCGTTGTCGTCGGCAAAGACGTCGAAACTCAGCTTCTCAGTCGCCACCGCCAACCCTCCCGCTCAGCCAGTCGTCAGCGAACCGCTTGTAACGCAGCCAGTCCCCGTACGTCAGCCCGTCGATGTCGACGGACGGATACAGGTGAGAGAACAGCGGCCGGTAGGAGTCGACCTCGGCCCCTAGGTCTAGCTCGTCACCTCGGGTGCGGCCTCGTCGGCCTCGGTAGGGACCTCGGGTGCCGGCTCGTCGTCCTGCAGGTCGATGGAACCGATGTCGAACTCGACCTCGTCGAAGGACACGTCCCGGTCGTTGCGTCGCCACAGCAGCCACACCAGGCCGGTGAGCGCGAAGGCGTCGCCCTCGGTGAGCGCCGTCGTCCACTCCGTCATCCGCATCCCGGTGACCTTCTGCAGCGCAATGGCCTCAGTGTTCAGCATCTTCGCCGGGTCGTAGTCGTACACCTGGCCGTCGACCGTGATCTTCACGTCTAGCCTCTCGCCACGGCCCGGGCCACAGCGTGCATGGCATGGGCGATCTGGATACGGACAACGGGTGCACCGGCCGTCAGGGTCTGGGTGAACCAGCCCGGGTCGACCGGCTGCGTTCCGCGGATCAGGCCCCGGTCGGCGTTGCGGACGTACTTGCCGGTCGCCGTGATGCGCACGCCGACGTTCTTGCCCGCGCCCCGGGTACGCGTCGACATCTTGGCCTTGGCGACCTCGCCGGCGTAGCCCCCGCGGCGGGGCAGTGTGCGCGCTGCCACCGGCGGCGGTGCCTTCTTCAACTCCAGCGAAGCGACCTGGATGGCTTTGTAGAGCCCCTTGCGCAGCGCCTTGCCCTCGTCCCCGGCGGCCTTCAGCCGCTTAGACAGGTCCGCTAGCTGATGGGCTCCCCGGATCTGCAGTTCCACGACTACGCTCCCACCCATGAACCTCTTGCTGAACCTGCTCGCGCCGATGGTCTACGTCGCCACGGGACTGATCTCCTTGCCCCTGGCGCTCTGGCTGGTACGTGCGGAACTCAAGGCTTAGAGCGGAGTCGAACGCGCCGCGCCGACACGGGCCGCCGCGTGACAGGTCTTGCATTGGCGATGACCTGAAGTCGTGATCCGAGTGTTCTCTGGACTGAACTCGTGGCCTATGAACCTAGTCCCCCGACAGAGACCGTCCAGACGGGTTCGCGTCGATGATGTGGCTTTGCGGTGGCGAACCCACGGGCACTCGCCGGGGTCCTTACTTACATCTTACAAGGAAGTGCTGTCGGCTGATATCAGTTTGATCATGAGGGGGCTATTGGTTTCATCGCTATATGCCTCGAAGTCCACCGTGCCGGTGACCACGTCAGGCCCGCTCACGTTGAACGCGGACGACTTAATCTTGGCTGCCGCAGCGATGATGTGGATGGTGTTCTTGTCCGCACCCGAGATGATCGAACCCTCACCCTTCAGCTCGATCGCCGTCGTGGTGCCCGCCTTGTATGCGTCGTAGAAAGTGGTCCGGTCCCACTCGGCCTCGAACGACCCGGAGATCGTGGGGATGTCGTTCTCGAGTTGCTCCGCCTTCAGCCCCGCGTTGCCCAGGCCGAATCGCTCGGTGTGCATCGGGGCCTCGCCCTTGAGGGTGAAGCTCCTCACGATCGGGGTCACGGTCGTGCCGCCGGCCACCGAAAGCTCGGTGACACCGGAGACGGTGCCGCCCAGCTTGAACGTGGTGAAGTCCGCGAACTTGAACACCTCGGACGACACGTAGGCCGCCGTGGCCAGTGCTGTGGCCGTGAGCTCGGTCTGCCCGTCGACCTCGACGGAGAACTTCGCGGTGTCGTTGTCGGAGACCGAGAACTCCCAGCCGGTGATCTTGCAGCCCTCATACGTGTGCGGGCGGACCGTGCCACCGGGCTCCGGGCGGCCCACCTGGATCGTGAGGGACTTGCCGAGGAAGTCGCCGGGGTTGTGGACCTGCTTGTACGCCGTGCCCGTTACCAGCGTCGGGGTGACCACGGTCGACCCGAGCGCGGCCTTGAGCAGCGTGCCCATGGTGCGCGTGGCGAACTGCGTCGAGAAGCCACCGGACACCGACTGGCGGGACAGCACGAGGCGCGACGCGCGCTTGTACTTCGTCCCGACCCGCAGCCCGGTGGGCTCGATGAACGTCGGCTCCCACTTCAGGGATTCGTCGTCGGCCTCGAGAAACTTGTTGACGGTGACGGGTGTGCCCCACACGGACTCGAGAGCCAGGCCTAGCTGAAAATCAAGTCCCGTCCCAGTGGCCACGGTTACTCACTCCTCTTCGCGGTGGTGACGACGGCCCAGGTGGACGCCGGATATGCGCGTGCGTCGTCGCCGGAGCCGACGACGGTCGCGTCCTCGGGTTGGTCCTTCTTCGGTGCCAGGTCGCCGTCGACCTCGACGACCTCGTCCTTGTCGACCAGACGGCCGCCACGGTCGGGGCTGCCGAGGTAGATCGGCTCGCCGCTGATGTTCCTGAGCTTGACGGTCATGCTGCTCCTCAGATCCGGGTCTGGTAACGGACGGTGAAAGCCACGCGGGCGTACAGCCCGTTGGAGTTGCGGCGCTGCGACGGGCGACCGGAAGCCATCTCGCACCAACCGGAGACGAGGACCCCACCGAGCGTCTTGTCGGCACGGAGCGCGGTCTCGATCTCCCCGAGGATCACCAGCGCCCGGTCACGCGCCGTCTTGACGACGTCGTCGCCGGTGCCGACGAGGACGGCGCAGGTGACCTCGCCGGTCTCCTGCTTGGCACCCGCACCGAGCCCGTTCCACGCCTGGGTGATCTCCCCGGCGTCGTCGTCGGGGTCGTCGGTGCCGCCCACAATGACGTACTCGGTGGGGCCTTCGGCGGTGTTCGGCGGCCCGTCGAACGTGTGCGTGACGGAGGTGGTGTCGACGAGGGTGACGAGGGCGTCGATCACCGCGCCGAAACGCGAGGTGGTCACTGAGTCCACCAGCGCCAAGTGCCGAAGCTGGCGCGAGAGAACGACGCCAAGACCCCGAAGATGAACGTCCAGGTGAGCAGAGTGGTGACCACGCCAATAAGGGCGATCCTTGCCATCACGCCACGACCGCGGGCATGTACGGCTCGAGCGACTGAAGGATGCGGTAGGGCACCGTCGCCGGGGCCTGAACCTCGTACTCCCCACCCGGCAGCGGCAGAGCGGCGGCCCCCCGCTGCGACTCCCACATCCACTTCACGTAGTCCAGCGCCGCCTGCCGGATCGCCGCCGGGACGATGGCCCGCCCGCCGACGTAGGTGACGGTGACGGGGTAAGCGATGGACGACACGTTCGCCAGCGGGTAGATCGTCGACCCGTCGGGGAGGAAGTTGGCCACGTCGTACGTGGCACCGTACCCGTAGGTGTCGGTGATCGTGGTCAGGGAGATGACTGGCCCGGACGTGAACAGCAGCCCGCCCGACGGCTGGATCTTCTCGACGATGGTCCGGCGCACCACCGGCCCGATCCGCGACTCGATGAAGTCGGTGGCCGCATCGATGTAGAACCGGACCTCCTCGTCGTTCGCGGTCGACAGGAAGTTGAGGCGGGCCCGGACATCGGCGAGGGACACGATCCCCGACGGTGCGGCCTCGTCCACGTCGATCGCGTCGGTGAACGCGGAGGCGTTGACGCCGGTGGCAACCCAGCGGGCAGTGTGCCGGCCGGGCAGAGTCGGGGTGTAGCTGGCGGTGTAGACCCCGGCCCCAGCCGCCGTGACTGTGGGCAGGACGGTGGTGCCGTCGGGCAGGGTGACGGTCAGGACGACAGCGGTCGCGTTCTCGGCCACGCCGGCCGCGTTGTAGGTGGTGACCGACAGGTCAGGCCACGGGTCGCCGAGGTCGATCACTTCAGCCGCCTCTCATGGTGGAAGTGACGAGCTCGCGCGGACGCATCTCAGCCCCGCTGGAGTCGCGCGGGTCCATCCGTGGCCCGACGGTCGTACGTGGCCGCATCGTGGCTCCTGCAAACGCTCGCGGGTACATCTCGCCGGGGGAGGTCTGGAGGGCGATCACGCCTGTCGGGGTCAGGACCAGCACGCCGGCACCGCGCGCCACCGCGATGCGTCGCAGCAGCCCCGCCGGGACCAGCACCAGCGACCCGGCACCGACCTGGGTCGCCTTCCGCCGCTCGAGCGCGGTCGGGGCCAGGGCCAGGACCGCGAGACCCGTCGGGGTGGCGCGCTTCTTCTCCAGGGCCGACGGGGTCAGGGCCAGCAGCCCGCGCCCGGTTACGGCGCGGACATCGGCGACGGTGAACGTGCCGACCCCGGCGAGGACCAGCAGCGACGTCCCGTGGCCGGTAGCCTTCTTCGCCCCGATGCCGACGGGGGCCAGGACCAGCGACCCGACGCCGGACACCGACCGGGCACCGGGCGGGGAGATGAGACTCGACCCGGACAGGACCAGGACCGACAGACCGACGTGCGGGGCGACCTTGCGAGGCGTCGCCGCGGGCGTCAGGACCAGCGATCCGGTCCCGAGCTGCGGGGCCTTCTTGACCGTCTGCGCCCGAGGCGCCAGCAGGAGTGCCCCGGTGCCCGCCTGCGGGACCTTCTTGGCCGCCGTGGCGGTCGGTGCCAGGGCGAGCGAGCCGACCCCTGAGACCTTCGCAACCTTGACCGGCGTGGCGGTACCCACCAGGACCAGGGCACCCTTGCCGGTCTGACCGCCGGCAGCGGTCTCCCCGAACAGCGGAAGCATAGGCATGAGCTACGCCCCTACGGTCGGGTGTATTCGGTCCAGTTAAATCCGACCACCCAGTTGTCGGTGATCGGGTTGGACGTGGCCACGGTGTAGTCCAGGTTGACGACGATGCCCTCAAGGGCGCGCAGCGTGACGAGGTCGCCGACAAGGAACTCCGCGCGGTCGAAGTTCTCGTAACCGACCAGGGTCAGTGCCCGTGGGGCGATTTCCTGCGTGAGGAGCGTCCCAGCGCCCGGGGTGGCCGTGATCGCCGTCGCCGCGCCACCATCAGAGGCGGTGCCCTGCAACAGCACCAGCGACGCCGACGACGACAGGGCCGTGTCCTCCGGGACCTTCGTGATCGCAGTGCCACCAGTGGGAACCGTCGTGATCCGGTGGACCCGGATGACCGGCGGGGCCACCACCCTCGCCGCCGTCTGGTACACGTCCACGACGATCTTCTCGACATCCACCAGGATCGTCGAGCCGGTCGCGTTGTGAATCGTGGCGAGGCGTTGCCCCGCCGTCCCGGCGATGCCGAGCATGCGGAACGAGTGCGCCCGTCCCCGGTAGGACACGATGCGGTCCGTGGTGGGAACGACGTACTGCGTCCATGAGTCCGTGGACGCAGTACCGCGCCGGTAGCCCCACACCTCCACACCGGAGACCGCGGTGGAGTCGAAGTCGCCCACGTCAGAACCTCGCCCTCATGGACTTGTGCCCGGCCGGGTCGTACTGGGTGGCAGAGATGACCGGCGGGACGTAACCGACCGGCGGCAAGGCGACCACTGCGGTCACCGAGTCGCCTACGACGGCCTGCGTGCTGGTGACGGTGGCGCTCAGCACCGTCGCCGTGGTCTGCGCGAGGGTGGCCCCGCCCTGCCACATGTCGCGCTGCACGGTGAACGCGGGAGCGGAGTAGTCGTAGACCTCGGTGAGCCCGCCGGTCCACGTCCCGAAGTCATTGGTCTCAAGGCTGGCACCGTCCAGGCCGACCATTGCCACCACCAGCGCGTCGTTCATGCCGGGGGTGTAGGCCGGGAACGGATGGATCTTGTCGGTCTGCACGTTGGCCTGCTGCTGCCCGGCGGGGGTCGCCGTCGTCGAGGCCCCGGAGTACGCCGAGATGACGACCTGAATGTCGTCAGCGGTCGACACCGTCCAGGTCGTCGAACCCTCCGACCCGCCCGCGCGCTTCCAGTAGACCCACATGTCCTGCCCGGACCCATGCGGACCCAGCAGCAGCGCATACCCGGCACCCGTCGCGGACAGCGACGTCCCCCCGGTGTCCTGATGCACCTGCGCAAGCAGAATGTCGTCGGCGGCCACACCGGCCGGCGCGGCGACCACCGCCGACGGGTTCCCGAACCCGTAGTCGGCCGAGCGGAACGCAGCGACCACGAACTACACGCCGTCAGCGGCGAGGATCAGCGCGTTGACCGCGACCGTGATCTGTCCCTGCGCCGCGAACACCTCCGGGACCACGCGCTGCGCGAACAGCTCACCGATGCCGGTGATGTCCACCGCCGCGCCACCCGAAGTCAGCGACACCTGGAAGGTGTCGGTGGTCGCGCCGACGACGAAATACATGGTGCCCTCGGTCAGCCCGGCGGGCAGGGTCTCGGCGACCACGTTGTAGACACGGACCCGGTCAGTGTTCGCCATGCCGTGCGCCGACGAGGTGATCGCGTTGGCGGTCACATCGGCGGCGTCCACCGTCCCGAACACCCGGATCGCCGCAGCACCGCCGAACGGGATGTAGCCGAAGTAGTTACCGGAGTTGGTCGTCAGGTGGTTCATCAGCAGGAAGTCGCTGTACGTCCCAGCCGGCACGTCGAACGTGAGAATGGCCGAGTTGCCGCGCTGGCCAGCAGCCGGCGTACCAGCGGCCTGCCACGCCGCCGCCAGCCGGGCGTACGCTGGGCCGCCGCCAGTGGCCTCCGTACCGGTGAAGTTCGTACCCGTCCCCGGGTCACCGGCCTGCAAGATCCCGATGTGGGTTATCGCGTTGCCGAGCCCCCCCGAGAGGGCGGCGTTCTTGCCCGCATCGTTGTGCGGCATGGTGCCTCCAGGGCGGTCAGGTAGCGGCCGACACCAGGTCGGCCATGTCGTCGGGTACGGGGAACAGCGCGAACGGGGCGTGCGGCTCGTCCAGCC